TGCTTCCTTCCACAAGGTTCCTTGTGCGAAAGATTCTGATTGGCGATGTTCGCCTCGAGTCTCTCGACCAGCTTTCGTTCTTGTCCCGATCCCTGCCTGAAGGCGACTCTGTCGTAGAGTCGAGGACGCTGGTGGCTCACAGAGCCAACATGACGACCACCTTCAGGACTGCACCGAACCTGATCTCTAACCTCCGTGGGTTTGCCATGGCGTTCGCGCTACGGCACCTTCGAAAGGAGGACTTGCGCGAAGAGGTGGTACCCACCCCCTCTGCAAGTCTCGACTCCTCTCGTCGGGATGGAGGTTGTCGAGAAGAAGTCCGTCGCATGTTCATGCGATGGCTTATCGAGTGTCCCACTGATGTGGTACCACACGATGCCTGGAACCAGGCAATCTTCTCGTCCGAATGGCTAGACCCAGCTGAGGTCTACGGCCTTCGAAGAGCTCAGGCAACGTCACACGTTGCTCGCGCGGCCGCTTATAAGACGGCGGCTGCCGAGACCCTGGAACACCGTGTCCTCACGGTCCCGGAACGCGGCTGGAAGCGCAGAGTTGTCTCTGCTCCTCCCGCCTTCGCCACCGTTGCTGGTACAGTTTTAAACCGTGCCATGCTACGCGGCGTACGTCGTTACGGACCGTGCGCGATGTTCCTCCGTGGTGATCGGAAAGGTGCGGTCGAACAGGCTGTATCCAACTCTCGAGTTGGGTGCCGTTTCGTCTCGACCGACCTAACCGCCGCCACGGATCGGCTTCCCCTCGATTTAGTTCGAGCGGTCGTCGATGGGTTGTGTGACGGTTGGAGTGGCCTACCACCAGTCTGGGCGGAAGCCCTGTACGCCCTCACGGGTGTTCAGAGCCTCCGCTACCCTTGGGGGCAGACGGTTCAATCCGAATCGGGTGTGTTGATGGGACTTGGGCCTTCGTGGCCCATTATGTCCATCATTCACGCCTGGTGGGTTGAACTGGCTGCCTCCAGGGTCGGGATCCCCCGCTCAGTCGCCCGACGTACCACCGCAATTGGTGGAGACGATTTATTGGGCGCCTGGCCCCCGAGGTTGGAGGAGTCGTACCGTAATCTCGTCCTCGAGACGAACGGTAAGCCTTCTAAAGGCAAAGACTTCTCCAGCGACACCTCTGGGAACTTCACCGAAATGACCTTCTGGGTCGTCGGTGAAGCGGGTGGGACCCCGCAGATCCGGTGGTCAGCAGCCATCCCCACCAAGGGGCTTGTAGGCACCAGCATCGATGAACTCGGTGCTGCCTACGAGTCCCTTGGTTCTGAACCTGGT